ATGAAACCCAAAAGCTTGCTTACCATATTAGTATTAGTCTTAACTTTACTGATTGGCTGTGGTGAGAACAATATGCCAAAGGAAAGTCCAGAACCAAAGGCTGAGCCACCAGAAAAGGTTGCCCAAAGCATTTTAGAGTATATGTCATATCAACAGTGGCAGCAATTATACAAATACCTTCACCCGGATACCCGGGCATTAATTACTGAAGATGAATTTATTAAAATGAAAGAGGATGGCCCGGTACTTGCAATTGAAAGCTACCAAGTGAAAGAGCCAGTTTTACTTAATAGCTGGACTGATTCAAAAGGTACCGGTAAAACTTACAAAAACGTAGCCGAAATACCATTCGAAATAACAGTCAATCTCGTTGGTAATAAACAACCCTACAAAGCGTCCATGCATCTAGTTCAGGATGAACAAGGGGCTTGGAAATATTTCAGTGACATCCCTAAAAAAGACTGAATAACGCCCGGTTTAAACCGGGCGCTTTAGCTTATCTATTATTTTTTCAATGTTATCCATTTCAATATTTAACCTATCTATAAAGACAATGTCCCCTGTTTTTTGAAACTGCTTTAGCCATTTAACGGCTTTGGTATGATGACTCATCAGCTTTTTATAGTACCCGTGGTAGTTCTTTAATTCCTTAGGCGGGGTAAGTCCGGCAAAGGAATTGTTAACCTTGGCCACTTCTGCAACGTATAAATCTATGCAGATATTTATGCGCTTCATGTCGTTTTTCTTCATGGCTTGACCTAATACGACCATGGTTTTGCCCAGACCGGCTATGTCTTTAATAACGTTAACATAACCAGAAGGTTTTTGGGGTTTGGTTTTTACAATGGTTTGTAACATTGGTTTTAAAAATATGTCAGCATACCTCTGGCCCGCTGTTTTTATGGCGCTATCCCGGCTCTGATCGGTTAATTTTATCCGACCAAAGCACGGCTTATTCTGCCCAGGCTGTTTTTGTAAAATCAATATTTCCATTTCACGGGAGACATGCTCCGGCATATGATCAACAATGATATGGTGCAAGCATAGTGCCTGTGCCATTGCGGTTGTAATAACAGGGGTTATGCCGTCACGAAGCTCAAAATATTGATCCATCAACTCCCTGTAGTTGTTTGCCGGAGTAAATAACTGGTAACCTCTGTTATTACTGCAATTCTTTTCTGTGAATGTCCCGCCGTCAGGGTTGCTTTCAAAAGAGACATAACCGGTTCCGCCTTCTTTATAAAAGCCGGTCAACACAAAGGCAAAGCCATTTTCCTGATATAAATGGTTTAAGTATAGGGGCTCCATGTCAAAAGTTATTCTAAGGGTGCGTTTATCCCTCATTTCCTCGACGATTTCTTCGGCCAATTGCCTGCACTGGATTAAATCAAAGTCAGGCGCTGCCCGGTCTTGTATTTCCTTTCTAAGCCACTCGCCAAGGTCATGGCAACCGGCAGCGCCAAGTAATACATAGTCACTAACTTTAAGTGTCTTGTAAACATTATTAACCAGCTCAACGTCACTATCATTATGGTTTACCGGGTTATTATAGTCCATGTCTTTATGCTTGCGACCAAGAAAATCACCGGTCACAAGAGCGTATTCATCGCGGTTATTTGCCGATATTACAAGAGTCATGCTACCGCCCACCTTTCCATAAACTTTCTAATTTCAATTAATGCCAATTGTGCCTTTTCGTCTGCATCCTCAATCTTTGCTCCGATTTCATACGCCACTGTTGACGGGGAATGTATTCCTAAAAGCTTTCTAATGACTTCCGGTATGTTCTGGTTAATAAACTCTGTGACGTTGGCTCTTAGGGTTGTGCCCATGCTGGAGATGCCTTGCCAGAGGCCCTGAACGATGTTTTTACCCCATGATTTTGCATCGGTAACAAGATTAGACCAAACCTGGATTGTGTTGGTTTTAAAGGTATTCCATGCCCCCGAAACGGCCCCCCAGGGGTTTAGAGAGGACAACCAGCTTGTTATGCCGCTCCACCAGTTTTTAACGCCCGTTGTTATAGAGTTCCAAACCTCAAGTCCTTTGGATTTTACTCCGTCCCACGAGATACCCCACAAATGAAGCGTGTTTTCCATCACCTGGTCAAAGTCACCTTGCAGTAAGGCAATGATGTTCCGAATCGGCAATGTTAAACCTTCTATCACCTTACCCATAACATTAAAAGCAGTCTCAACAGTTGCTTGGATCTCAGGCATATGGTCTTCTATCCAGGTGGCCATTTCATTCAAAACAGGGGCCAGTTTTTCACCGATCTCTTTTGTGACGAGGCCAAATTTATTTTTCAGCCTTTCCATCGCCTGGCCAAAACCACCGTCAACCTTACCAGCTGCGTCATCAGTTGCCCCCGCGAAGTCGCCCAGAGCGGTTTTACCGTCAGCCATTGCAGTTATAACTTTTGATCTGACATCGTTCCATTGTTCACCGAAAAGGGCCGCCCCTGCTTGGTTTTGTTTCATTGGATCATCTATTGCAGCTAGTCCCGCTATGGTTGCTTCAAAAGCCGCTTGTGCCTTATCGCCACCAGCAGCGATAGCTGCGCCCATCTCGTCAGCGTTTAGGCCAATAGCGGCAAACCCTTCTGCCGTGGTTTTACTACCGTCCTGGGCACGAATATTGAATTCTTTGACGGCATCACCGACCTTGTCCAGGTTAAACGCGCCTTCTTGAGCCCCTTTGACAAGAATCCCGGCAAATTCTTCAGCAGAGAAACCCATTGCCGCGAATTGTGGGGAATACTCATTGAAAGTATCCAACAGATCCCCGGCTTTGTCGCCGGCCATTTGTGATGTTTTGGTAATAATATCAAAGGCTGTATTGCCATCAATGCCAAAGTTTTTGACTAGGCTATCGACTGATTTTATACTTTCAGACACTTCAAAGCCAAAAACCTGTTGCAACACCAGCGCTTTGTCAGCCAAAGCGCCTGTTTCCTCGGCCGATCCATGGAATACCTGTTGTACTTGTGTCATGGCTGCATAGATTTCATCAACACTGCCCCGGGCATTACCGAACATGATTTCTGCTTGTGCTTCAAATTCGCCCATTGCTTCCATTGGTAACCCAGTCGCTGCTGCCATTTGCCTGCTGGCCTGGTCCCAGCTAGAAGCCATATTTACGCCTTGTGCCACCACTCCAACGGCTGCAATTCCGATACCGGCCACGGCCCCCGCCGCCAGTGTTGCAGGGCTGATAATGTTTTTAACATTATCAGCAACGCCGGACACGCTGGTTTTGAATTTATCGCCCAGAGTAAGGTTGTCAGATGTTTGGTTAACCTGCTGCAGTTGTTCCTCAAATCGTTGCAATTGCTGCTCACTCGCGGCCACTTCTCGCTGAAACGACCGCCACTGGGCTTCGTTTATGTCACCGCGCCGAAACTGCTCATTTACCTGTTCTTGGGCAGCCTTTAGGCGATCAAGCTTTTCCCGGCTATTGTTTACAGCCTGCCCTAAAAGTTGCTGCTGCTGTGCTATCAAAGTTGTATTACCGGGGTCCATGCGTAAAAGACGCTGCACCTGTGAAAGCTCCCCCTGGAGATTTCGGCTCTTCTGGTTTACGTCTGCTAATGCTGCCGTAAGGGCTTGGGTGTTGGCTCCGAATTCAATAGAAATGCCCTTTATGGTAGAACCTGCCATATTATCAACTCCCGAAAGTTATTTTTAAAAAAGAAAGTAGGCGGCCAGGCTCACCGTACCAGTGAGCCCCCTGGTGGCCGCCTTAAAATAAAAGGATAGGTTTATGAAAAAATGGCTATGGGGTTTGTACGCCTGCAACGATCGACCGCGCTGCAGTTAAAGGGAACTCCCCTTGCTCCCTTTCTACTGCCCACCGTTAAAGATGGGCAGTATAAAAAGGAGCCGGAGGAACTTAGACGGCTTTTCTGAGTAGAATTACGCTGTGCGGAGCTGCAAGTTTGCCGTCACCCAGTTGGGTCGACTTATGCACAAATTCGTCGGTGTCCTCGTCGAAATATTTCTTGTAGAGCATCTGCAGATTACTGTTGAAGATGTAATCTTTATAATCCACAAAATACCCAAAAATGTCGCCGACATTCGCCGCGTCAAAGCTGGGTAGGTAATCGTCCACAAGCACCACATTGTAACCCAGGACGCGCCGCTCCGGTCTTTCAGCCAGGCCCAGGTTAATCCGGGCTATGGGTTGCCCGTTGGCATCAACCATACCGGCAATATACTTGTCCCAATCTTTTTTTGTAAGAGTTAAATTGACTTTTGCCTCGTAAGCCAGTGGTATAGTCCCGATAATGGCAGCCCATTTGCCATAGGTGCTTATTTCAGCGGCAGTTACATCTATAATCTGGCCAGCAGGAATAGTGTTGTCGTTTACGATACCCAGGGGCTGGCCCACGCCTGTGCCGGTTACAACCGATTGTTCAACTGCAATAATCATTGCCTCGTAAATGTTCTCTACAACAGTTGATTCAAACATCTCCAGGCTTACCGTGGAAGCTTCCAGGGAGATAGCTACACGGCATTGCAGCTTGTAGTAGTTAAAAGTGATACTGCCGGTAGGCTTTTTCTGTTTATCTGAAACGCTACCCTCAGCAACCCATGTTGCGGTTGGTTTTAAGCTGGATGTCGGGACAGACACGCCACCCTTGACGTTTGTTTTGGTAATGCGGTCCCAGATCATGGAGTAAGCGGACATTTTCTCGTAGACTTTCTGTACGATCGTTGTTGGGATCACGGTTCCAATGTCGCTGGTTAGAGTGGTAGCGTTGGCCCGGTATTCCAAAATCTCTGACCGGGCGCCGGTTAACACGAAGCCCATGAAAGCCTGCCGGTATTCCGAGGAGCCGTAAACATTGCCGTTTACGGGTTCATTGCCCCTGGTGTTGGTATTGTTCGTAATACCGGTACCAATGCCGTAGGTGCCCAGGATTTGCATTTGACCAATAGGGCCGGCAGTGCGCTGTTGCCTCGGGCCAGCGCCCACGGTGCGCCGATATTCGTCTTTGGCCAGGGCTGCCGCGATGTCCGTCAGTTCTTTGTCAATTTCCTTTAAACGCTCCGGGGAACTGGTTAAAAGTTCGGCTTCCAACTGGGAACGATATTCTTCAATTTCACTTTCGGTCATATATTTGAATTTATTCATGCTAGTACCTCCTGATTAATTTTGCTCTAATGAGCAATGCTTTCCGATATTCTTCAACATCCGCTAACTGTTCAAGCCTGCTTCTGGCTTCAACATAGGTTTGGTCATACGCCGGTTGGTCAACTAAAGAGGTCTCAAAAAGTTTGCGTATATTCATGATTGTCCGGGTATGCGTGGCTGAGTCATAACTATCACCATCATCAGCCACCGCAAAACCGAAACTCATCTTGTCAATTAAACCGGATTTTACCGCATTATATAGGTCCCGGTGGCTTGTTATATCTGACTGTAAAGTTGCCCGCATATAGAGCCCGTCTGGCCGCTTTTCCAGCGTTAGGGACTTATTCCGAGTTCGCGCCAAGACGATGTATTCACCATTATGGTTATATCGAAGTACAACATCGCTCATATCAGCCTTATCCAAGGCCGTTGAAGCAATGATTTCCTTGTACTCGATACCGTCAAATTCATAAAGTACGGTCGGTTGGTCGAAAACAATTGCCCGCCCTTCCAGCAGCATATTATTTTCTTCACCAGCCGCCCTCAGCTCATTTGAAAAGCCGTAGAGTTTCATGAGGGCTTCCCCCTTTCAATCCCGCTATTCCAGCGGGTATTTATCTATGTCAACAACCTTGCCTGGCGCCGTTCCAGCACCGGATTGATTGTTAGCTTTCAAACTTAGAAAAATTTTAATTGCCTGTAGGTTGCCCGCCTTTGCCTGGTGTATAAGAGTATGCCAGGCATCAATCACCTGTAGTATTTCACTACCACGTTTTGGCAATTTCAATTTCTATCCCCCTCAAAATTTCTGAGACTTGCCGCAATAGGGCATTGTATGCCTTGATTGTGTCAATGTAAGTTGTCAACGCCGGATTGGTACGCCGGGTTTTCTGATTACCATTTTCATATAGCTCAATTTCTCCGTTTGCCTCTATGTCTGATTTCAACCCCACGATGATGTAATCCAGATATTGCAATTCCTCGATATATCGCTTAATCCGGATTAGCTTGTCCGGTGTCAATTCTTGTTTAAGCGGATTATCCGGGGGCAATTGTTCAATGTATTTAAGAATATCTCTGACTTTAATTTTAGTTTTTGGTGGTTTCCTCGGACGGCTCATAATTTGCCCCCTTTCTGTTAATATTTGCTACTTTGGGCGGAGGGGGGTAATTTTTGGCTAAAATCTCGTAATTGCTCTATGTGTGCAAATAGCCTTCCCCCTCCGGTCAGGTGAACTGGCCACAAGATAGACGCCCCGGGGGGCGGGTATGCATCCTAAATGCTTAATCGTAACTGCCCGCTTCCATCTCCCTGACAAGCTCCAACAGTTCATTAAGCGATCCATTCTCCTCTAGCTGCTCCCACCGTGCCCGCAGCTCCCTTTTCTCTTCTTTTGTCTTAGCTGAAACAATCAATGTAATTCGGGCCTTTAAGTAATCGCGTCCCGCTACACATTCAAACTTCTTTTGTGGAATAATTGAAACTTCCATGTTCTCAACCCCTATCTTTATTTGCTCTCGCCTTGGCCGCCTGATAACGCCGCAAGCCTTTTCCCCTACCGATGGCCAGCTTCCATAACTTGGGGTCCCGGGCCAACAGGCGTTCAAGCTCTTGGTCGGTGAGTACCAGTATGTGCTTGGGCATCTGAATGCGTATGTATTTCATAGATCGCCATCACCTTTATTATCATTTTCCGGGATACCAGATATCTGTATCTTTAATACCCCCACGTTTAAACATTTCATCTTCTGCCCTTGCACGGAATAAATCAATTACCTGCTGTGCCCTCATTAAGTCATCCGTAAGTTTAACTGGCAGATATGGACAGGCTTGAATGCTTAACTTACCTATACGGTCCCTAAGTTCCCTTGCTTCATTTGCAATTGTCCGCCATTCTTGTTCAGTGGCCTTTTTTATCCTACTCATTTACCACAATCACCCCCTACTGTAACCAACTCCAATATGGGACAGGCTCTTTTATGGGACAGGGTTGAGATAGTTCCTGTCCCATCTTGTCCCCTTACTCCTGCAAGGTTTCCGAGTTTTTTTGGGACAGGGGACAGAAAAAACCATATATATATTTTTTCTTTATTTATAATCATATAAATACTTATTATCTTTTTCTTTGTCCACTTGTCCCAAAGAGGGGGAAAGCCTTATGTCCGTAAGGGGACAGGTGTGGGACAGGTATGGGACAGGTGGACAGGTTTTAGGATATTCGCCTATAAACGCGCTGCCGTCCATATTCCGGTATTCTTTCGCGCCCTCCTGGTTCCCATCCGGGTATTTTTTTCATGACATTGCTTATTTCTTGCTGCTCCCTATGGCCATATTTGTTTTTGTCTCCACTAAGGGCATGTATCCAAATTTCAATTCCACAGACAACTCCCATAGATTTTTCACTAAGATACTTATCAATCAACCCGTACCATGGGCTTATTTCCGTGTATTCTTCTTGCACCGCCGTGGCTAACTGTTCAACCTCATGCGTAAGGTAAAGCGCTTCCCCAGTCTCATAATACTTTTTGGCTTCAGCCCATATCTGATTCCTTACCTTATCGATTTCCCAAGGTTTCAATTTCCCGCGGCTCACCCTCACGGGCCAAAAGCGCCGGTTCCCGGTTTGATCCCTTAGGAAGCCATCCACGGCGTTTGTAGTCCCCACAAGGATACACTGTCTTAGCTGGTCCTTTGATCGGCGGCCATACGGTTCCCGGTACCGGTCAAAGTTGCGGCTTAGGAATGATTTAACTTCCTCAACTTCAGTTTTTCTCAACCCGGCCAGTTCCGCAACTTCGATGATCCATTTTCCCGGCATTTTTTCTGCACCGGTTTTATTTTTCATATCCTCCATCCGCAGGTCATCAGTAAACCACTCATCCCCGGCCAGTAAACGAAAAAAGGTACTCTTGCCTATGCCCTGGTTACCCACCAGCACCAGCATGGTGTCGAACTTAATGCCAGGCTTGTATACACGGGCCACAGCAGCCGTGAATGATTTTCGCGTCACCATCCTGGTATACTCGTTATCTTCAGACCCGAAGTAATCAATCAGCAAGGCATCAAGCCGTTGCTGCCCATCCCACTGCAGCCCTGACAAATATTCCCGCACCGGGTGAAATTTCAACCGGCTTGTGGCAATGGCAAAGGCATCATCAATTTTGCTTTTACCAGTAAAGTTGTAGCTAGTCTCAAAATAATATCTTAATTCGGCATCGTCACTGTCAGACCAAGTACCTTTGGCCTTCCCCCAGGGTAAAGCACCCCTAATGTCAAGCTGGTTTGCAAACTCATTTAAAGCCACTTTACTTTTTAACGCTTCATCATTCCGCAATATCAAAAGAGCGTTATTAATTGTGGAATAAATCCTACCGTTTTTATCTTTACTTAGGAGTTTTTCCCAGAAGGATGATAACCCCAACACTTTAGCCACCTCTGGGTCATCTCTTGCTTTTTCATGGAGTTCGTCTGCTGTTATTCGAGCCATTGTTGCACCTCCGGGGCGGTCAATGCCATAAGCTGTAAGTCGGGATCCTTACTCAACAAGCATTCGGTCAAATACTCTTGGTAGTCGGTTTTATGTAACAATTCAGCTAAATCATAATGCGCTTGATAACCCCCAGCAGCTAAAACATGGTTGGTAGTTCTCACGAACAAAGAAAGTATTTCTAACGCCCGATCCCGTTTTTGTTTAAAGATTTTCTCAATCTCACGCTTTTGGGCTGCCTCAATGGCCAACTGCTTGGCCTTACGCCTGGCCTCCAATGATACCGGCCTATTGTCCACCTCAATACCAAAGTCCCGCGCTATCATCCGGGCCGCCTCAATGGGTCTGAGTCCATACACCTTTGCCACTAGGTCAATAGCGTCACCGTAGAATCCACATCCCCAGCATTTGCATTTATTATCCTGAAAAGTATAGAAACTGGGTTTTTTATCTTGGTGAACTGGACATAAACCCACCCAATAGCGACCATGCCGGTGCATATTAGCAATGTTGTATTTATGAATAATGTCCACTGTATTAATTTGCTTAACCAATTGAAAGATATTACTTTTTCGTGATAAACTATTTGGAGCATGCAACTGTATCACACCTACCTTACCGCCTGCCCGTGCCGCCCCGCGCGGGCTTTTGCTTTTATGTCGATTATTTCAGCCGCCGTATTTTTCCTGCAGTTTCCGGCTCTACCGTAACGCTAGCCTGCTCCTGTGCCTCCAGCCACTGGAGAATGCTACTCCGCCTAAACAGCACGCGTTTACCTGCCCTGATGTGCGGTATTATTTTTCTCCGTGCCCAGTCATATGCTGCCCACTCACTAATACCCAGCATTTCCGCTACTTCTCTAGCAGTTATTGTTTCACGTAATACATGTTGGGCATCGTCTTTAAGCTGATCTAGTGTTTTATGCATTATTTAAACCCCCTTAACGAATTTTAAATTCGTACTAATTATATAATAGCGTATTTATAGTTCGTTGTAAATAGTTTTTATTTGATTATCTGTACTTTTAATTCGTGTTATGGTAGTATATTGGTATGGAGGTGAATACATTGGATATTGGCACCAAGATAAGAGAATTGAGAAAAAGTAAAAAACTAACCCAAAAGGAATTAGCTAAAAAAATAAACAAGTCTGAACGCGTGATACAAAAATATGAAAGCGGTGAAATTGTACCGCCTATTTCTGTAATAGAAGAAATTGCAAAAATACTTGACGTAGATATTTACGATATTATTCTTACCAACAGGATGTACATTGACCAGATTCCTAGCGGTTCTATTTTCCCAAAAGTGAATTTTGTTGTGCCTGGTGAGATAGCAACAAAGGGAGTTGATAGCGTAACAACAGTTAAGTTAATGTCTGGACAAGATTTATATGACATAGCTTTTCTTCTTAAACATCAAAAGGAAGCATATTATAATGGCAGACTTCTTACTGAGTATGAACGGAAACGCGTACTCGCTATGCTAAAAATAATGTTCTCAGAAGAAGGAGAATCAGAATAATGGCTGGCTGGGTAGAAAACAGGGGGACCAACAAATGGCGGCTTAACGTACCAGGTGGGACGGGCCCGGGCGGTAATCGCAAAGTTTACCGCCGGACGATTGAAGCCACCAGCGAGCGTGAAGCCAAAAAACAGCTAGACATTTTTTCTGCTGAGGTGCAAAAGGGCCAGTATATTGAACCCTCCGGGCTCACCTTCACGGAATTTAGCCAACAGTGGCTTAAATCCAAAATAGACTTGGCACCCAAAACCAAGCACCGGTATAAAAAAATGCTTGACTCCCGCATTTTACCGGCTATGGGCCACATGAAATTAGAGGACATAAAGCCTTTTCACATAATGCAGTTCTATGACAACTTGCGGGAATACGGCATCCGTGAGGACGGCAGGGAAGGTACACTGTCGCCCGCAACCATACTTCACCATCACAGGTTATTAGTCACTATATTTAACGCTGCCGTCAAATGGCAAATAATTTTAACCAACCCGGCCGCCCGGGTGGAAGCTCCCAAGGTCCCCAGGAAGCCGGCCGCCTGTTATGATGAAAACGACATTGCCACCCTACTGCAAGCCCTGGAAGCAGAAGAATTAAAGCACCAGGTGCTTGTTTACATAGCACTATTCACCGGGTTACGCCGTGGTGAAATCATGGGCATTGAATGGCAGGATGTGGACTTTGATAACTCCTTACTTAACGTAAGGCGGTCCAGTCAGTACCTACCCGGTATAGGCACCATCACGAAAGAACCAAAGAACGAAACGTCAAAGCGGGTTATATCTATTCCCGGTTTCGTTATGACGCTGATTAAACAGTATAAAACAGAATGGACTAAGGACCGCCTAAAGGTCGCTGACTTATGGCAGGGGTCAGACAGATTATTTACCACATGGGACGGCAGGCCCGGGCACCCGGAATGGCCATCGCAATGGTTCTCCAAGTTTATTAAAAAACACAAATTGCCGCACCTACCCTTTCATGGCCTCCGGCATACCGCGGCCACAATGTTGATTAATCAGAACGTGCCACTTAAAAATATATCCGGTCGGCTTGGACATGCTAACCCGGCCACCACTGGGGCTATTTATAGTCACTACTTACAGAGTGCCGATAAGGCAATATCGGACAAGCTAGAAAATGTGTACCAGAATATTATTCATAATGACACAAAAAAAAGACAGGCGTAAAACCTGTCTTTTCCTGTCTCGTTTGCTCCCGGTTTGTTATCTTTGCTCCCAAAATGCTCCCAAAATAGCCTTTCAGCGAATTTCGCTAGAAAAGCGAAAACCCGCAAATCCTTGCGGGCCTTGATTTTCAGTGGTGCGCCTGGAGGGACTCGAACCCCCGGCACGCGGTTTAGGAAACCGCTGCTCTATCCTCTGAGCTACAGGCGCCTAATGTATTTCCAATGGTGGTATATTAATAATAAAATGCAGCGACACAATTAGTATATATACTTTTGTGTCGCCGTAAAATTGTGGCGTGCCTGGAGGGACTCGAACCCCCAACCTTCTGATCCGTAGTCAGATGCTCTATCCAATTGAGCCACAGGCACATATTGTTTTTTCTTTGCGTTGCTTCACCAGCACCGCAAATATAATTGTAACAAAAGCACTCGTAAAAGTCAACTGGTAAAAATGAGTGATAACCATGATATGGTGAGAGTAAACCCATCAGAAAACCACGGATCTTTAATCCGTGGTTTTCTTTACTGGCGGAGAGAGAGGGATTCGAACCCTCGATACGAGTTTTAGCCCGTATAATCGCTTAGCAGGCGACCGCCTTCGACCTACTCGGCCATCTCTCCGTGCTGTCAGGTAATTAAAATGGCGGAGGAGGTGGGATTCGAACCCACGGAACCCGTGAAGGTTCAACGGTTTTCAAGACCGCCTCCTTAAACCGCTCGGACACCCCTCCAGTCAATTTCAATCAACCAGAGACAATAAGAAGTATAACACAGTATAGGTTAGGTGTCAATAACACCGTTCCCCTTCAGTAGTGTCAATTTATCTCTTTAATGCCACCCATATACGGCTGTAACACCGCCGGTATTTTCACCGCACCGGTATCAGTCTGACAATTTTCCAATATAGCGGCTACCGTCCGGCCCACGGCCAAACCTGAACCGTTTAAAGTGTGTACAAAACGAGGTTTTGCTTTACCCTCCCGGTACCTGATATTGGCCCGCCGGGCCTGGAAATCCACAAAATTACTGCAAGAAGAAATCTCTTTATAACTGTTATAACTGGGTAGCCACACCTCTAAATCATAGGTTTTGGCAGAGCTAAAACCCAGGTCACCGGTACTTAAAACAACCACCCGGTAAGGCAGCTCCAACAATTGCAGTATTTTCTCGGCATTTTGAGTCAATTTCTCCAGTTCAGTAAAGGACTCCTCCGGACGAACGAACTTTACCAGTTCTACCTTGTTAAACTGGTGCAGCCTAATAAGGCCCCGTGTATCACGTCCCGCCGCTCCTGCCTCGGCTCTAAAGCAAGCGCTGTAGGCACAATGGTAAATGGGCAATCTATCGCCATCCAATATTTCATTATTATAAAGATTGGTTACCGGCACTTCGGCAGTGGGTATTAGATAGTAATCAGTATTTTCAACTTTAAACATATCCTCGGCAAACTTGGGCAGTTGGCCTGTGCCGATCATACTGTTGCTGTTAACCATAAATGGTGGCATTACCTCTACATAGCCGTGCTCCCTCGTATGCACATCCAGCATAAAATTAAATACAGCACGCTCCAGAGCCGCACCGGCTCCTTTGTAAAAAAGAAACCTGGCACCTGTAACCTTGCCGCCCCGTTCAAAATCCAATATATCCAGCGCCTCACCGATATCCCAGTGGGGTTTGGGCTCAAAACCAAACTGTCTGGGCTCACCCCAGCGCCGCAATTCAACATTGTCATTTTCATCCAACCCCACGGGTACACTCTCTTCAGGAATATTGGGGATATTTAGCAATGTTTGTTGCAGCTGCTGATCCAAAATACGAATTTCTTCATCTAAATCCTTGATAGCATTGGAAACCTGCCGCATTTCCAGTACCATATCCTCAGCCAACTGTCCGGCCTTTTTCAACCGGCCAATCTCCTCGGATACCACATTACGTTTATTTTTAAGCTTCTCCACCTCAACCAGCTTTTCCCTGCGGCGCTCATCGAGTTCCAAAAACGGGTCGAGTGAAATGCTAGCTCCTCTTTTCTGTAGTGCCTCTTTAACAATTTCCGGGTTATTCCGCACAAATTTCAAATCCAGCAT